GGATATTGCATTGTGATGATAAGCATGACCTTCCAGTGCCTACCGTTTAGGAAGAGGGTACGCATGAGCTTATCCCGAGTCCATGTCTGATCATACAGACAATCATCTAAAATAACAAAGGCGCGAGGATCAATTGTCGACCGTTTATACATTTCAATCTCTTTATTGACTTGTTTCAATACGGTTTTTTGTCTACGTAAAATGTTCTCAATCAAAACAGAATTATATTCTTCGTGAATAAAAAGTTTAGGCACAATGCCAGCGTAAAACCCATTACCAGCTTCTGTTCCAGAAATAACAGTCCCAATAGGAATATCTTGATGATGATATAATAAATCACGAACCAAAAACGATTTACCAGTATCACGGCGACCAATCATAACAATGACTGGACCTTTGTTTTCATCAGTTTTAAATGTGATTGAACGCATATCAAATTTTTTCAATTCCAAAGTCATATTAATCTATATGATAATAACAATATTTATTTAATATCATATAATACGAAGAACACATTGTGGGGAAACTTACGATTCAAATTTTATAACAAACTAAGATATATAGAGAGTATTATTATTATTGCAACTAAAATTTTTTATATATTACCCATCTTTATCTGGTTCACTAAATAAGGGAGGGGTCGTAGGGGAAAGGCCTTCAGATGCGCATAGCGCATCCAAAGAAGTCGCCGACAGTTGATGGCATTCGGCCATCTTACCGTAGGTTCCCTACAAACACGTTTATAACAGTAATTATTTATATTATTTGATAATTATAATTGAATGAAAAATACAGAAGGTCCTAAATTCCATATAGATTACAAAAAAACTGGATGGTTGGATTTGAAATATTTAGAGGAACAATATGAAAAAAATAGGCCGCCGAATGAAGAACTCGAATATAATCCTTACAAAATTGATAAATTACAAAAATATAACTGTATTTATTCACAATTTTTTGAAATGAATGATACTAATTTTAATCAAATCAGTTTGAACCATAAATATGATATGATTAATTTAGAAACAATCAGAGAAACTGAAGTAGAAGAAAACAAACAATCACCAGTTTTTATAAAATTTTCTCCATTATTAGATCCAACACGTTATATGGTTGGTAAATATGATTTGAAAAATGATAATTTGAAAATGTTACCTTCAATTAAAAACAAAGATGATTGTCATCCCAAATTATTTAGCATACATAATGCTTCTTATGTTGATTGTTTTTTCAGTTATTTAAGTAGTATGTTATTAAATCATCATTCAATGATTCACGGCGTAGATTTTTATGGTTCCTATTTAGGAATTCAATCAAAATTTAAAGTAGATATTAGTGATGATTTAGAATATTTATACAATTCTCCTTTTTTCAATAATCATCTAAATAAATTATTCACGATTACAAAAAGTTGTGAAAATCCATTTATGAATTTTGGTTCTCGAACAAATAAAAATCGTCTAAAAATATCTAAAAATATTACTCTAGGTTCTGTTATTTCTATTGAAGAAGTTGAAGATATTGAAAAAGGTGAAACGATTGAAGATATTGGAGATATTGAAAAGGTTGAAGATATTGAAGAAATTAAAAAACTTGAAACATTTGGAGGCGAAAAAAAAATAGAATATTCCAAAGAAGAAACAGGGCATTCAGTATCAAATACGACAGCTAGTTCAAGTGATTCTTCAAATGATAGCGAATTGAATTATAGTTCAGATGATAAAGATGACGAAAACTGTAATGATGATAATGATGAAGAAGATGATGATGATAATTATGAGGACATAGAAGATGATAGCGATGATAGCGATGATGAAGAAGAAGAAGAAGAAGAAATATATTGCTATATCAACAATTTTCCAATACAAATGATTTGTCTAGAAAAATGCGATGGAACAATGGATGAATTATTTGAAAAAGAACTTTTGGATGATATTACATCTGCAAGTGCTCTTTTTCAAATTATAATGACATTATTGATTTATCAAAAAGTTTTTCATTTTACACATAATGATTTACATACAAATAATATAATGTATAAAAATACAAAAGCAAAATACATATATTATTGTTATAAAGGAATCTATTATAAAGTCCCTACTCACGGAAAGATATTCAAAATTATTGATTTTGGAAGAGGTATTTATACATTTCAGAAAAAACTCTTTTGTAGTGATAGTTTTTCATCTACTGGAGATGCAACAACTCAATATAATTTTGGTCCCTTCAACAATGAAAAAAAACCTTTATTAGAACCAAATTATAGTTTCGATCTTTGTCGTCTAGGCTGTTCAATCTATGATTTTATTATTGATGATGATAATAAATACGAAGACCTTGATGAATTTCAAAAAACAATTTATCGTTGGTGTACAGATGATAATGGAAAAAATATACTCTATATGAAAAATGGAGAAGAACGATATCCTAATTTCAAATTATATAAAATGATTGCGAGAACCGTTCACAATCATACACCAGAAAAACAGTTGGAGTTTTCATTTTTCAATCAATTCAGAGTTTCACCTAAAACAGTAAAAAAAATTAAAGAAATGGAGAGCCAAATTATTGATATTGATAAGATTCCATCCTATGTGTAAATCTCACTATATGTAGAGCAAAACATATTTACAAATTCTTCTCTTTCTGCTGTAGTAAATAATCCCCAATATTGACGAACCGCTTTTTTTGTATTTTTACTAAAATACATTTTTGTTATATATGATTTTTTCTCGAGTTCATTTTTATTTTTCATTAAATGTTGAAGAACAAAAGATCTATCCCAAATAGAAAAAAAGAATGAACTATATTCATCATTCATAGGACAATCATTATTGATGAATCTACCAATATCATTGATTATCCAGTTTGAGTCTTCAGGTTCTTCTTCCCCCCATTCGACAATAATTTTGGAATAATAATATTTTTTTACTAGATTTATTGTTGTATTATAATTACGAATATCTTCTAATAATTTAGTTGATTGAAAATTATAAATAAATGGTAAAATATTATTATTGAAAATTTCTACAGGTATTTTTTTCCATAATAATGATGTTATTTCCATTATTATAGAATTATAAATAAGATTTTATATTATTATCATAAAATTATACATCTAAAATCCAGGCGCATCAGTAAATATTTCTGTTGATGCGACACTCAAATTCTTGCTTTCTGTAATAACATTAAAAAAATCAGTAATCGAACTATCTAAATGAAAGCAAACATAAGTTGCCACAATTGATGATGAAAAAACAATTATCGCATCTCTTACGAAAAATTTCAAAGGTTTCAATTCATTCTCTAAATATTTCATTTCAAGAAATTTGAATAAACAAAAAAGAAAAGTAATCAAAACAGAAATAAGGACAACCTTTTGCATTTATATATACAAACCAATCAAAAATTATAGGATGATAAACGCAACAATCGTTTATTAATCTATAATTCTTCAAAATCTAAAAGAGAAATATCATTATCTGCGTCAATAGATGGCTTATCCATATCTAGAATATCAAATCCGCTCAAATCTATAGGCTCAGTATGAATTTTTATTTTGTCAGTTTCATCTTCTTCTTCTTCTTCCAATTTTCTTTGTAATGCACGTGCATTACTAATCTCCTCGAGACGTTCAATTGTTTTTGGTGCTTCTTTTACAATGACTTTATCTTCTCCATCGAGAACAGAATCTATATCATTGAAACTCAATTTAGTGACAACTTCTTCTTCGTCTATATTTTTAATAGATGGCACAACTGCAGGGATTTCTTCTTCTGAAGAAGCTGGTTTAGAAACATCAGTTTCCTCTTTTTCTTCAACATTCGCAATAGGTTCTTCTATATTCTCAATGAATACTTCTTCTTCGTGTTCAATACTTTCATCCATATATGCTCGGATGATTGCCTCAGTAGGAATACTCTCGCGAATAGTTGTCAAAATACATTCCTGAACAATATTTTCGAATTCACGATTATATTTCTGTCGTTGTAATGGTGTAATATTTTTTTCAAATAAATATACATTCATATATACTTTACGTGCAATATGTATATATGCCTTGTGTATGAAAATATCTAATTTTGGAATAGAAATATCAATTTTTTTCTGTTTATTGCCCACGCGTATGCAAGTAAGAACTTTCAATTGTATGATATGGACACAGGAAATTAAATCTTCTAAATAATTACATCCACTTCTTTCTATAATACGATTCTTCTCTTGTTCTACTGTAATTGCATTCCATTTAGGTACTCCACATAACATATTTTGAAACGTCATTAAATATTTATTTGCCTCGTCTTTTTCTACACATAATTTCCAAGCTTCGTTAAAAATGGACTGAATACCTTCTTGCATAAGGCCAGATAAAATAGAAATTAGACGACTAGCCCATTCATTTCTCGATTCTTGTAAATTTGACATAACAAAATCGTCCATATTTCAAAAAACTTTTTATATTGAATATATATTTTTCAGATCTTTATTTGAACGTATAAAAAGAAAATCAAGAATGAAAAATATCAGTAATTTTTCGCATCGAAACTCCGATTTTATTTTTTGAAAACATAGAAAAATATTTGCTTTTTCTTCATCTAACCATTTTGTAGACTCTTCTATCCATTGAATTATATCTAAACACGAACATCCTTTTTCATAAATTTGTGTGCATAAAATTACTAAATTAGATATATTATTCAAATTTTCATTTGTAGAAATAAGTAGATCAATCCATTTTATTTTTTCCTTTTTTGTATTTTTAATATCATAAATTTTTTCTAAATTATATTGATGTAGATTCAAAATCTTATTCGTTTCTTGGTCAATATATTCTGGAACATAAATTTCACAGAATCTGGATAATATTGGATTCAATAATTTATTTTTGTTCTCCACAATAATGAAAAAACGTGTATTATGGCTAAATAATTCAATACAACGTCTTAGTGCAGATTGTGCATCTATCGTCAAGTAATCGGCATTCAATAAAATGATTGTCTTGAATAGAACTCCGTCGTTTTCTTTTTCATTATTGATTTGTCGAATATTTGTTTTCGCAAAAAATTTCAATTCCTCGCGAATAAATTTGATTCCTTTTCCGTGTGCACAATTAACGAACATTACATTCGTTTTTATTTTATCTTTATCATTTTTGTAAATTTTATTAATAAAATTATAGACGATCGATCGTTTTCCTGTTCCTGATGAACCGTGAAAGATAATATGAGGAATTTTGTTTGATTTATAAAAAAAATCTAATTTTTCTTGAATATTTTTATGTATAGGAATCATTTTTAGATAATATAAAATGAATTATTTATATTATCATTTTGTAGTTTATATTTTTTTGGATTTTTTTTCGGATTTTTTCATAATCTTCTATTTATTTTTGATAATTTTTTCAATCTCAATTTTCTTTCATCAAATCATTTTTGAATGGAGGAGAAGAATGCATACTTGTAACTTCCATACTAGCAATTCTATGTCCTGCAATATCAATAAGAATATCTTTATCATAATTACTTGGAAAAGCATTTCTAATATCTTGTGATGAAACAATCATACTTTTTCCATTCCAAAATTCTAAACGATTATAAATATAATTTATTTCAGGATACTTTTCTTTTAATTTTTTCAACATTTCATCTATAACTCTCTTTTTTAGAGCCAAATAATCAGCATCATACATATCCATATTAATATTTAATAATATAACAATATTTTTATATTATTATAATAATCATTTTTACGCTGAACAACAAGTATATGAATTGCCAGCAACTGGATTACCCACACAGCCTTCTCCAGATTGATATAAACAAACACCATCTGTAAAATAATAATTATTTGTTCCTAGTTGGTTTGCACAATAATTACACATCCAGGCACAACCGGTCCCTGAAGAAACCGAAAATTGAATACATTGATTACTTGATGTATGCATTGTAGTTTTATTTTTACAAACATCTACCGCTGCACCAATGGTAAGAAGTTGAAGGAGAACTGCGAGTATTTTCATAGTATTATAATACTGTATTTTTTGTTTATATTATTTTTGAAGTTTATATTTTTTGGAAATTTAGAAAAGTAATAAAAATTCTTACAACCTTTTCTTTTTCTTTTTC